CTTTTGTAACCAAGCTTTTGGCGAAGCTGGAGTGTGCCTCTACATCGGATGGCACCCACACCAAATCACCTGGTTGAATCAGCTCGCTCATTTCCCCTCCGCAGTCTCAGGAGGAGCTTGTTCGGCGTGTAATTCCGTAATAGCCTGTGTATAGGTCTTCACTGCGTTGTCACAGTTGGATAAGCTTTGGTCGCATTCAAAAAGTCGGCGTCTTGCCCGATCTAAGCGTCCAAGTATAGCATTTACATTGTCATGTTCCAGATCTTCGCCGATCGATTCCACATAATGACTCATCCGGGCTAACTCGGAAGAAAGATTTTTTAATTTCTCTTTTAAGGTTTGGGGGACGTCTTTTAAATCCATGGAATACTCTATTTTTGTTCTCATTTAAACCTCACATAATTTTAAATATTTGCGCTAAAACAAGCCCTACGCAGGATGTTGTAATAACCCACAGTAACTTGCTAGATGTTTCTTTCCAGACTTCTACTTCTTTGACGCGGGCAAAAAGCCCAGCGTCAGGATCAAATATAGCCTCATGTATTTCAACAATAGCCGCCACAGCTTCGTGCTGATTGTCTTTAATCGAATCAATACCGCTTAAAAGCTTTTGTTCAAATAGTAGGAACTTCTGTTCCAGTTCTATAAGTTTTTTTTGCTGATCTTCCATACATTAATCCTCCACGATTGCACAACTTGTTGTAAGTAGAGTAGAAGACACTGAAGCAGCGTTTTCTAGTGCGTTTCGTGTAACTTTTGTCGGATCGATAATACCCGCTTCGTACATGTTGACCATCTTACTAGAGGCAAAATCCCATCCTTGGTGTGTATTCTTACCTTTAAGTATTTTATTAATAATCAAATCAGGTGAAGCACCTGCATTTACTGCCATTTGTTTAATGGGTCCAGCTAGCGAGCGTTTAATAATTTCAACTCCTAATACTTGTTCATCATTATCAGTGTCAACTTTAAGTTTGTGAGAAGCTCGTAGGAGAGCCGTGCCGCCGCCTGCCAGAATGCCCTCTTGTTGAGCAGAACGCACAGCCTCAAGAGCATCTTCAATGCGATACTTCTTTTCGTTCATTTCAATTTCTGTGGCGGCTCCTACCTTAATAACAGCTACTCCAGAAGCCAGGCGCGTGATACGCTCTTGGATGCGCTCGCATTCACTGATATCATCAGTTTGAGATATTTCTTCTTTCAAAGATTCAATCCTATTTTCCACTTGCTCCCAATCAGCTTCTCCATCAATAATGGTAGTGTTGTTTTTTATAACATCTATCTTATGCGCTCGACCTAAATGCTCTAATTTAGCATCCGACACGCCTATGCCGCTAGAGCGAGAAATAAAAGTTGCACCTGTGGAAATACACAGGTCCTTGAGAATATTTCGACGCTCTTCTCCATAGCGTGGAGCCTTGACCGCACCGATTTTCATTGAGCCTCGTACCGTGTTCATGATAAGAGCAGCTAACGCTTGTCCTTCTACTTCTTCGGCAACGATAATAAAAGGTTTATTTTCTCGGGCTACGACCTCAAGGATGGGTAAGATTTCCTCTAGTTGCTCAATCCGGTGGTCAGTGACCAAAATTAACGGATTATCATATACGATTGCTCCTCGTCTTTCGTCAGTGACGAAGGATTTAGAAAAGTATCCCGCATCAAAACGAAAACCCTCCACCGTATCCAAGCTCGTAGTAAGGGATTTGCTTTCTTCAATCGTAATAGAGCCGTCTTTACCTATCAAGTCGATAGCCGTAGAAACCAGTTCGCCAATGTGTTTATCTCCATTCGCCGAAATGGTCGCAATGTGCTTAATATCTTGAAGGCTGGAGACGGGGATGGACAGCTCATCAAGATTTTTAACAATCTCGGTCACTGCTTTGTCCATACCTCGTTTAAGCTCGACGGGTGATACCCCGGTAGCTAAATATTTCTGAGCCTGCACAAGAATCTCTCGTGCTAGCACAGTGGAGGTGGTCGTCCCGTCTCCAGCATTTGTGTTGGTATTCTGTGCGGCTTGTTTAATAATTTGGGCTCCCACGTTCTCAAACGGGTCCTCAAGCTCAATAAACTTCGCAACAGTTACCCCGTCTTTGGTTACCACGGGGCTTCCGCCCTTCCGGTATAGAATAACATTCCTTCCTTTGGGTCCTAAAGTACTGGCGACATTGTCTGTCAGTTTATTAACCCCAGCCAAAATTTTCTCATTGAGTCCTCTACCGGACTGATAGTGTTTAGTCATTAAATCCTCTTTTGCGCTACTCTATATTATAAACACATTTTAAAAAATTTCAAGTCATTTCCTTCAAAATTTTATCAAGTTCTAAACCAGAAGTGTCCCACTTCTTTTTAGTTAAATTATAATGGTTTACGACGCCCTTGAATTTTGCTTTCCGGGCTAAAGGGTCAACTGTGGTGAGCAGTTTTCCGTTGTCATCAAGAGGGCACTTTAACTCTATCTGATAATACTCATGAAGGGCACGTAATAGTGCCTTATACGCCTCCAACTGCATGGGGTAATACCCAAGGAAGGGCTTAATCTTGCGCCCGTGTACGCGACAGTTCTCAATGACTGGGCGCAATCCGTGACCTCTGCGTTGATAGGTAAGATTATACTTGGTATAAACGGCATTAGAAAAGTCAATGCCAATAGAAGCGTGATTAACCGAACGGATACCAGCGTGCCATGCAGCATGGTTGGTGTCTACGAACTGAAGAATGGTGCCGTCGTTATCGATAGCAAAGTGAGTTGAGATTTTTCTTTTTTCAAGTATTCGTTTACACGAAGCTGCTGAAAGAGCGGCATCCCAATGCGTTACAATCATTGTAGGGCTGCGCTGTCTCTTATACTTGGTATAACATCCCTCTTTTATCCAAGATGTCTCCACCTTATCCCATCTAATGCGCTGTTTGAATCCATCACAATAAATAAATTTAGTATTTTCAATAGCATCTACCTCCTCGTCAGGTATTTGTAGCATCTGACGCGAAGTATAAATGCGGCGATAAGTCGCAGGACCGCACATTCCATCAACTTCCAATTCGCTGGTAGCTTGAAAATTTCTTATTTTTGCGATGAGGTCGTTGTCGAAGTCGTTAGCTCCAAACCAAGAAGGATCCCATCCATGTTTTTTCGCAGATCGTTTGTTATAGTTTCGTTTATACCAGCTCATCATACACCTCATACAATAATATCAGCAATGCCCAGATCAACAGCGTCTTGTGCAGTTAAATATACGTTCATTTTTTTATCTATTAGTTTTTTAATATATTTTTGTGCCATATTAGTTTCTTTAGCAAGCGCACGGATATACTGCTGCTGAGTCCATTTTGCCGCGCACATCTCATTTTCTAGATCCGAGAGATGTCCATGTTGTCCGGAGATGACGCCATGAATCATAACCCTACAGTGTCGTCCGATTCTGCGTTTGCCTTTCGTACCGGCGGAGAGCAGCAAGACAGCCGCTGACATCACTTTCCCCAGACCTTGTGTGTGTATCTCACATCGGTCACGAACATCTCTCATGATGTCATAGACCGCAAACATATCAGCAGCTGATCCTCCGTAAGAAGAAATAATGAATTCGATTGGTTCATAGGAGACTATTTCTTGAGACTCGGGGTCTTCCGGGTCGGCTAATTCAATACTCTTGCCCGTTTTGTCCAAAACAATTAAAGCATAAACCAGTTCAGCACACACCTCTTCCTTGATTGTCCCATATAATCCAATAGTTCTTATTTTTTCCTTTGGTTCCCCATCTGGACTGCCCATGTTAAACACAATAGGGAAGTCCGCGTTCGAGGAAGGTGGGGCGTCCTCTGTTGAAGGAGACTCGGGCTTTTTTTTAGTTTTTTTCTTTTTTTCCGAGGGGTTAGTAAGTGACATAATTTACTTTCCTTTCTGAGTATCTCTAATAATAAGTAGTCTCATGGCTTCTTCCCAGGTATTAAATCTTAACAAAGGCTGTAATCGAGGAGGGAGCATGTGTTTAATGCCACTTACGGCGATGGTTCGCCACAACACCAACATTTTTTCATCTTCATCTTGTGCTTTTTCAATTTTCTCGGGCAATGCACCGCCCGCTTCCATTTGTTTATATTTAAGTTTGTTTAATTCTTCGGCTGCGTCATTAACAAATTTAAAGATTCTCAAGCCTGCGAACGCCGTGTCATTAAAGAAAACAATTCTTTTGGCACGCAAAAACAAATAACTCCCTAGACGTTGTGCCAACACTCCAGCAAAAAATAAAAACAAAGCTGTCCAAAAATCCATAGTTCCTCCGTAAACTTATAACTATATTATAAACACCAACTTATAAAAAGAAAGCCAGGAGAATTTCCTGGCTTTCTTTTTCTTGACAAACAATTTTTTATTATTTGCTTGTTTTTTTTGCTTCCGCTAAAAGTCGTTCAGCTACTTTGGCTGCGATGGCGTCGATGAGAGCATTGTGCGCATCATCTTCCTCTTCAACAATTTCTTCTTCCATGAAAGCTTTATCTGATTGTACTTTGTCCTCGTCTTCAATAGCTGCGCTGCTCGTCTCTTCACCTGTATCCCCTACATCGGCGAATGCCTCTTCAAGATCCCTTTCCATCACAGGCTCTTCTTCTTCAACTTCGGCACCTATTTCAAGTTCTTCTTCACCACCTTCGAGAGGCTCTTCTGGGAGTGGTTCCTCTGGCATTGGCTCTTCCAGTTCAACATCGGCTTCTACCTCTTCTTCGTCGCCTGCTTCCACGTTAATTTCCACCTCTGGGAAATGATCACCAATAACGTCCATCAAGTCTTTAACTAACTCTTCAGCTACATCGACTTCCATAGCAGGCTCTTCAACTTCGGCGTCGATTCCTATATCATCGACGGGGGCGTCGAGTACGACTTCATCTTCCATCTCTATTTCATCTTCCTGTTCGCTCACAGTAGAATAATCGTAATAATTCTCTTGAATAAACTTTTCTGACAAAGCAGGAATGTTAGCTAGTTTCATCATCTTTCGGATGGTAGCTTCTTTTAATATATTTTTGTCGCTCATTTCTCTTGGCTCCTTGAGGTAAAAACAGAACTTATCTCTATTAAATAGTCTGGAATATTGAGAAAAGCATTTTTTATTCCATGATAGAGTAGTCTTCCTCGCCCGTTCTTAAAGCGGCGAGGGCTGTTACAACGTCTTCTTCTTTCACCCCTTGAGCAGCTAAGCGTTTAGTAAATTTCGCAACAGTCAAATCTTGAACTTGTTTGACTCTAACGAAACTCACCCCCAAGCGATCCGACACCTCACGTAGTGAAAGAGGTCCACGCTGGTTGGCGCAGATAATAGAACAATTTAAGTCTTCCTCATAATTTATCCAATAGCGACAATCATTTACAGGGCAACTAACGTCGTTGTTTATACACATATCAAAACATTTCTTTTTCATAATTCTGGATGCTCCTTTTCTAAAATATCAAATATGTTTTCTATATCGTCGTCGTTTAAGGCAAAGTCTTGTTCAAGTTCTCTGCCCTTCTCTAATAACTTTTCTGTTTCTTTGCGTTTCTTTTTATTGTGAATGACGTACTTCTCTTTATATTCGCCGATATACGCCATAATATGACGATCTTTCGCCAAGTATCCGGCGATCATAGCCCGAAAGAAGTTAGATTGGTTCATACCATCGTATTGAAGTCTGATGCGGAGGTCAATTTGATTCTTCTCCGTATCGTAGAACATAAACTTCTTTCTTTCGTTCTCGGATGGAGGTGGTGGATACTTTGCTCTTCCCACTATTTGTTCCTCATAAGGATGTGAGTGAAGCTTTCTGCTTGCCCTGCGTTAGTTTGCTTGATAAACTGCGCTTTTGTTCGCAGTTCAAGCAAGTTCCTTGCTCCTGTGTAGGATAAGCCGCTCTTGATGCCGCCTGTGATGTCCCGCAGGATGTGCTTGACTGATCCCCTAAAAGGGACTGTGGTGGAAATGCCTTCTGGTGTTGAAGACTTCCCGCGCCAACCGGTCTGGGCGTCTTTGGAAGCCATACCTCTATATACTTTATATTTTTTTCCTGATTGGCTTGTGAACACTTGACCAGGAGTTTCCGTTGTTCCAGCGAACATAGAACCAACCATGACAAAATCTGCACCTGCGGCGAGGGCTTTTACAATGTCCCCGCTTTTCTTGATGCCTCCATCGGCAATAATCTTTACGTCGTGATGGCTGCGGGCGCAATCAATAATGTTTTGAAGGGTGGGTACTCCGTGTCCTGTGACAAGGCGTGTGGAGCAGATAGAACCGCCGCCAATGCCGCACCGAACAGAATCAGCACCCCATTCGGCTAGGGCGTTGAAACCTTCAAGGGTTCCCACGTTACCAGCCATAATGTGGACGGTATGCCCAAATTCTGCTTTTAGTTCTTCGAGAGCCTTCTTCATCATCGCGTGATGACCGTGGGCAACATCAATACAAAGGATTTCTGCTCCGGACGTGACCAAAGCCTTGGCTCTTTTAAGGTAATCTCCTGTAACACCAATGGTGGCGGCTGGGTGGTCTACCAAGTCTAATACCGCTTCGTGGACCATCGTCGCTTGTTCTTGGATGGTGTTGTAGCGGTGGATTATGCCTAAGCCGCCTGCCCTGCTCATTTCTTTTGCCATCGTAAGCTCTGTGATGGTGTCCATCGGGCTGGAAATGACAGGTAGGTGCAGGGTGATGTTGTCGTCAAGGTCGCTGTTGATGTTTACCTCGGAGCGACTTTCTATGTCGCTGTATTGAGGCACGAGAAGAACATCATCAAACGATACTGCTTCTTTCATTATATTCTCTCTTGTCCAGCTTGCGGGCTTCATGACGCTAATCATTGTATCTCTACTTCGTTTAAGTGGGCATACTCTCCCCATAGTTCTAAAGCTTTTTTATTATAAGCTAGGGCAGCTTGATGCTCACAGTCGTACCTGCCGAGGTGAGTTTGTTTTCCTTCGTGGTCGATCCTTGCTTGCCACTTGTTATCAGCCTTCCGCCGGGAAACCCCTTTGTATTGTGAGGAGGAGTTTCTTCCGCTCCGGCGGTTTTGTTGATTCTGGGCGAGGGTTACGAACCTTAAATTTTCTTTTCTGTTGTCTAGTCCATTGTGGTTTATGTGGTCAACAACCATCCCCCCTTGAGGCTTGCCCATCACAAGTTGATGGAGTTGACGGATGGTTTTCCGTCTTGTCTTGCTGGATTTCCCGTTTCTTCCAGTGTAATAATACCATCCTCCGTCTGGATGGGGAATGTTGGTTGCGGCATAAGGGTATCTGCTGCCGGTCGGATGTACCCGCCACTTATGCTCCTTGACCTTATCCCAATCTTCTGTGTCTATGATGATTGTGTGTTTGCCTGGAAAGTGTTTACTCTTACTTTCAATGAAGACAAAGGTTGTGCCGTCTTCGTTATGTTGATGTTTATTTTTCATTTAACCTTCTTTATCAAATAATCGATATACCATTTCGCTTTTTCCAAATCTTGAACACCATTCTTGTGCTTGTATCGTGATACATATTTGATTATGTTCCCAATACAAAAGCCCTCGGCGTGCCCAAGACCGTCAATCACGTCAATAACTTCCATCTCGCCTGTGTTGTAATGGGATGGATGGTCAACTTTTTCTTCGTTTACATCTCCAAAGCCCATGTCATGACCGGCTAAGGGCATA